TGAGTATCTCTTGCAAAGTGCTCATCATGATTAAGATAACATCCTGCAGATAAACCATGTAACTTTTTACCATTTGGCAATGTAGATACAGCATAATCTAGTAAATGACTATGTCCTACTGTAGCAGAAACTTTGTGTTTTGTCAATAGAGTTCTACCAATATTTTCTCCAGATATAGCTGAACCCATAATACCAGAAGGAAAATGATGTGCATAGTGTATACCATCTACAACTTTCATTTGTTTATAAGGTATCTCTTGCCACCCATACTTTTTAAATTGCAAGTCAGATATTTTCATAGTTCCGTCTAACTCTGGATTCTCATCTACAAATCTATCTATACGATCTTCATGATTACCATGTAACATAATCTTTCTAGCTTTATGTTTTCCTAGACCTTTATTAAACAAAGATAATGCTTCATGAGAATGATCCATATCTTTCTGATATCTTCTGCCTTCAAATGATTTTTTTCCTCTATCATATGTAGAAAGAGAATCCATGCTACAAAAATCACCCATGCATATTACATGTGTAACTTTAAAATCTGCT